AATTCATTTGTGGCATTCATCAGGTACATTCATGGAAATCATGAACGATAAAGATAATCAGGATTATGGAAGAAAGGTCGATAAAATAGTTGGCGATAACTTTGAAATAGATTTAAAAAACAAGCATTTACTTGTTAAAGGTGATTATAAAGTAACTGTTGAAGGCAATAAAAACGAATATATTGAAGGTAATTATTTACTTCATGTTGTTGGTTCTATGATTTGCATGATAGATGGTCAATATGTTACCATGCCAAGAGAATTTACACCAGCTACCGAGCCCAAAGGTGGTGTTGCTGAACCTATTCCATTAACACGAGGATCAGGACCAGCATATTTGATGAATATTACTGGTGGTGGTAGTGGTTCAACCGGATCTGATATTGGTAAAGGTCTCAATGCTCCCGAAGGTGAATTTCCAACATTTACAGATAATCCAGCAGTTAAGTGGGATTTGCAAGGTGATAGAATTGCTGATATTCAAGGTAAATCTGATAAGAAAATTTCTGAATCAGAAACAACCGAAACACCAACAATCAATGAAGAAGCAACCAATATTAATAATACAGTAAGTAATAATATAACCAATGTAGCTGGAAATAATATAGATTCTTCTGCAACAGAAACCATAAGTAATGCTGCGAATTATATTTCAAATGAAGCATGCGAAGAACTTTCTCTCATTGCAACTGTTATTGTAGAATCAACATGTTTATTAATGCAAAAGATTCAAGATGTTCAAACAACAATGGAACCGTGTACGCAATGTGGTACGTTACCTGAACAAGATGTTGATGGCGATTATGTTTATGTAAGTGGAAATGATATAGAGGGATAAAATTATGCTATATGAACCAAAATATATTGATAATCACGCATCCAGAAAATATGTGGATCTCGATTTATCATTAACACCACATCCGATCAATAAAGATATTGTTTTTGTTAAAGGTGTTGAAGCTATAAAACGTTCGATTAGAAATCTTGTTCTTATGGAACATTATGAAAAGCCTTGGCATCCTGATGTTGGGTGTGATATTTACCGGACCTTATTTGAAAACATTGAATTGCCAGGAACAGAAAACCAACTTCGAGAGTCAATTACTCACACTATAAATACATACGAGCCAAGAGCATCATTATCAAAAATTGTTATCAATCCAAAACCTGAAAATAATGGTGTTCAAATTACAATTTGGTTTGTTCCTGAAAATTCGATTGAACCAGTTTCAATGAACTTGTTTCTTAAAATATTGAGGTAATACACATGGCATTATCACCAGTCGTTGAGCTCGATTTTGATTTGATTAAAGATGATCTTAAAGAATATCTTCGTGGTCAGAATGAATTTAAAGATTTTGATTTTGAAGGATCAGGCATCAATATTCTTCTCGATGTTCTAGCAAAAAATTCTCATTTCATAGCTTACATGGCAAATATGATAGGTAATGAAATGTTTCTTGATTCTGCTGAGATCCGGCAATCTGTTATATCAAAAGCAAAAGAGGTAGGATACACGCCACGATCATGTAGGGCATCACAGGCTGTCATAGATTTGACATTGAATAGTGTTGCTGATGTTGTTCCTTCGGGTGGTGGTGCTGCTGCTCCACCAGCCTACGTTGAAGCTGAAGCAGGAATACAATTTTCTGGTCAAAGCATGATATTCTCAACTGCTGATGCTCATCTCTTATATCCAACAGGAACAGCAGGTCAATATACATTGACAAATATCGATATTTTTGATGGTAGATTTGTTGAATTTCAATATATAGTTGACAATGGTCAACCTGATCAAAGATTTATTATTCCTGATCAATATGCTGATATGTCCACATTATCAGTTGTTGTATTACCATATGATGGTTCTACTGATAAAACCATTTATACGCTTAACGAAGATCTGAATTTATTATCATCTACTTCTACTGTATATTTTATTGATGAAACTGCTGAAGGATATTTCGAAATAACATTTGGTGATGGTATTATCGGTAAAGCTATTGAAAATGGAAATGTTGTATTGATCGGATATATAGTATCCGAGAACAGAGAGGATGCAAATGGAGTCACAATATTCACGCCAGTACAAAGAATTAATGGGCAAGGTGGAAACGACATTGCAATCGGCACATCAGTCAAATCATTTAATGGTGCTGAAAAGGAATCAATTGATGACATTAAATTTCATGCATCACGATTTTTCCAATCACAAAAAAGGGCAGTTACCACAAGAGATTATGAATCATTTATCACCAGAAATTACACCTTCATCGAATCTATAAATACATGGGGTGGCGAATATAATGATCCACCTATTTATGGTAAGGTTTTTTTCGCAATCAAACCAAAACACGCTGAATTTTTGAGTGCAACATTAAAAGCAAAAATCATTGATGATCTATTAAGGACTAGAAATGTTATCACGGTTATTCCAGAAATTATTGATCCTAATTATCTTTATGTTGGTGTTACATCATCTGTGTATTACACCAAAAGTAAAACAACGAAAACTGAATCTCAGTTAATTAATGAAATAGTTGCAAACATTAATCAATATTTTCTTGATACCACACGAAAATTCAAGGTTGCATTTCAGTTTTCTCCGATGATACGTGTTATTGATGCTACTGATAAATCGATTGATAATTCGTTAACTGAAATAGTGATGCATAAGAGGTTTCTTCCAATTGTTGGAACCAATCAAACATTTGAAATGAAATATTCGAATGCGATTGAAGCTGGTACTGTAATCAGTACATTTTTCAATACTGAAAATAATGAAGTTCCTGGTGCATCAGTTAAAACTGGTATTCGGGATAACGGAAATGGTATTTTATACACCTACAATGCTATTACCATGACTACCATTAATGAAAATATTGGATCTGTTGATTATGAAAAAGGGATCATCACTTTCACTATATATATTTATGGTGTTCCTGCTGATACTAATGATGTTAGAATTTATGGTACACCACAATCGAAAAATATTTATACAGGCAACAATCAAATAATTGTCCCTGATACATCTGCTGCAAATGGCGATTTTCTTCGATTGCAAGGATTGACCACTACAATGATTCTGACAAATACTGAGGTATCATAATGATACGACCGATTAGTCCAATAATAGAATCTCATATTCCGCGTTTTATTCGTATGGAATATCCGAATTTTGTTACTTTTGTGAAAGCATATTATGCATGGTCTGAACAGGAAGGTCAGGCATATGAATTTATTGCTAGTATGCCCGAATATATGGATATTGATCATACTACTCTTGATCTTGTTGATCGATTTGCAGAGAATTTTCTTTCACCACTCCCGAATATTATTTACTCACATAATAATCTTCGAACATTGGTTAAGAAAATATCGCATCATTATGCTGCTAAAGGTACTTAAAATGCAGTTAAATTTTTATTTCATCTTATTGAAAATAATGATGTTGAATTCTATTATCCATCAACAGACATGTTGCGGATTTCGAGTGGTAAATGGACCAATTACAAATCAATCAAAATCATAAACCCACCAACAAATATTTTAACGTGGGAATCATCAGAAATACTTGGATCCACATCGGGCACTCGTGCTGTTATAGATTTCATAAATGTATTTGTTGCAACCAATGGTGATAATATTGCCGAAATATTTATTGCACCAATCGATTCAAACAATCCCGTGTCAGAATTTGAAGTTGGTGAGACCTTTACGGGTACCACATATGATGATGATACGTTTTCTGGAGTAATATTATCAACATTTGCAAACACCAGTATTGTTGATGGTGGTAAATATTACTCTCCAGGTGTTCGTTTATATCCACAATCATCAACCGGCATCGATACAACAGTTGTAGTTGATTATGTATCAAAAGGTATTGTGGATAGCATATCAATCGTTGCTGGTGGTCTCGATTATGTTGTTAATGATCGAATTTTGTTCCAATCTGCTGGTTTTGGTACTGGTGCTTATGGTCGAGTATCATCAGTCGATGGTTTTGGTACCATAACGGGTGTAGAATTAACGTTTGGTGGTCATGACTATACAAACTCACCTTCCACTACAATCGAATCAGAAATCGGCACTGGTGCAATCCTGATGAATGAATCTGATTCGATAGGTATCATTCAAGCAATTGATATCAAAAAATTTGGCATACATCATGCGATTGCTGATACTGTTGCACCTTCACAAATGATTCGAATATATTCACAGATGTTAAAATTTGATATTGGTGAATCAATAACAGGAACATCCGGTACCGCCATAATAACACAGCATGATAAAGTTGGTCAAGTAATGTCAATCAAGGTATTAACCGGAACTTTCTCAGCACTTGATACTATTACTGGAGATCGTTATGGTGCTACGGCAATAATACATGATACTTCTACAGCATCAATAAATTATATGTATGGTGGTGTTTGTGGATATAAAGGCCAATTTATTAATGATGATGGAAAAATATCTGCGAATAAATACATTCAAGATTCATACTTTTATCAAGTTTTTTCATATCTAATTAAAACATTTCAAAAAAGAGAAACGTGGGTAGATCACATAAAAGCAGCACACCCATCTGGAACGATATCGTTCGGTTTTCGTGAAATACCAAATGTGCAAAAAATCAATGAAAGTTATGGTGGCTTTTTTGGTCCTTCATTAGATATGACAGAGCTTTATAAATTTGATTGGATAAATGGAAATACTTTGATTAAACAATACCAACACTTTTTGATCGATAGTGTGATCAATCTAAATATACGCGAAAGAGATAAAACGAATTTTTGTTTCGGTTCGGAAATTACTATTACATAAGGCAAAAATATGAGTGCTGCTATCACTACACGATCTAGGTTTGAAAGCCTCTCTGATTACATCCAAAAGAATTTTGTTGATAACATTATGTATGTGTATTCAGGAAAGCCTACTGCATGGGCGGATGAAGCATTGCCTGATGTTATTTCTCTTGATAGAAAATCAGAAATTACCACCAGAAAAGAAATCATTTATTTAAAAAAATTAGGCATTGCTAATGTTTCAAAAGCAATCAAAAGATTTGATTGGCAAACCGGTATAACCTATACACGAGTAGATTTTGATACTGATTATACAGATATCAGAAATTGGAATAATTCTTCATCACCATTTTATGTGATTAATTCTCAAAGTAACGTATACAAATGCATTTCAAATAATTACGATACCCCATCAACTGATGAACCTCTCGGTCAAAATCTGGATCTTACATTGACTGCTGATGGATACATCTGGAAATTTATGTTCAATTTAACCACTGCAATTTCAGATGATTTTCTTACTGATACCTGGATACCTGTACCAGAAGATGCAAACATATCACCAACACACACATTAGTCATTGCTGCTGCTGTTGATGGTGCAATACCATT